ATCTCATATAGAGGAGGGAGATATAGTTACTGTTGGAATAACTTATCCTGCAAGATATACTAGACCTACTATAAGTAATGGAGATATTGTCGGTACTAACTTTAGTCATTGGACTATTGACTGGATTGAGGAGGCAAAAAGGTCGGGAAGAGATTATCTTAAAATTGACAGGAGTACAACTGTTGCATCAGCTGAGGCTATATTGAATTTTATTCTAAATGAAATAGAGGATAATAGTAACTTATATGATCTACACTTTACTAATACTGTTAAGGGTTTATTTAAAGAGTTAAAGCTTAGAGGTATAAAAGTACTCCTGTGGAACTGGAGGCTTTGGACTGAATTTGAAGTGTTTAGAGAATGGGATGTATCATTTGATGATGGTCATTGGTCTCCCAACGGTCATGCAGAAGCGTCTGAGTTTTTCTACTACTGTATTACTAAGGGTATAGAGAGTGCTTCTGATAGCTTACTAAGGAAGTGGAAGCATAGAAGAGAGGTTGATAACGTTAAAATTGATTACTTAGATTTTAGCTCTAACTTTACTAGGGAGGAAAAGACCTTTAAAAAGTTGCCTAACTGAACTATTTTTCTTATATTTAAGTATAAATAAAATAAAGGTTATGGGAGTAAAAAGAATTACAGAAGAATATGCTCAAGGGTTAATCAAAGTCTCTGAAGATCAAACCGATACTGAGGCTACTTACTTCACTCTTACTCCCAGTGAGAAAGGTGATGGATGGGAAGACGTTACATATTACACTAATAGACCTAAAGAGATTCAGATACCTAAAGGTATGACTGGTTGTCAATGGGTATATGTACTAACTAATCCTACAATGCCTGGTCTATGTAAGATAGGCTTTACTAAGAATAAACCGTCTGATAGAGTTAAACAGATCAATTCTGCTACTGGTGTAGCGGTAGACTTCGTTGTCGAATGGGCTTTTCCTTGCTTTAATGCTCATGATGTAGAGAAACAGGTACATAGATATCTTGAAAGAAATGGTTTTAGAGTAAATAAAAAGAAAGAGTTCTTTAATATCTCTGTTCAAGAAGCTAAATCTGTTGTAAAGCGTTTAGGAGATCCTTATAAGATGGAGTCCATAGAAGAGAATTACGAATAAATCGCGGTGCGCTTTGCGCGTTTTGCGCGGCGAGCTAAAGCTTTTTATAAAGAAAGTTGCCTCCCCGATATATTCTTCTTATATTTAAGTCTAATTTAAAATAAAGGTTATGTTGTTATTACATTTTTTACTTGCATTCGCGGTTTCGTTCCCAATAGTCTTATTCTTAATTACTCTTTTTAGAGCTTATAGAGAGGATGGAGATACTAGCTATATTAATTTATTTTTTGTATTTCTACTAAGTTTAGCTTTTTTCTTTACTTCTTGTTCTAAAGAAGATTCTTTACCTCCTCTTTGTAATGGAGGTTGTAATGCTACTATAGAAGTAGATCTAGCTCAAGATACTAATGGATTTTATATTATATCTCCAGACAAAGCTAGATTTGATGTTCATATCTACGCTAACGGCACTACTCCTTTTTATCATTATAACGAACAATCAGTTATAGAAGCTACTTTTTATAGTGAACTTACTAATGGAGGATTTATCTACTTAGGAAAAAAAGGTGATAACTACTATTCTAAAAAAATTATAGGTCCTATTACTAATGAAATGGTAGGTGATACTATATTAGTAGCAGGTGATATATATTGGGATGGAGGTAATGAATACGCCTTACAGGAATTTTCTTTAAAATTTATTGTTGAATAGTTGCCTTTACGATTTATTATTATTATATTAAAAATATATTATATATAAGATAGTATAATTAATAATATTATAATTAAATATTAATAATAAAATATATAAATATATATAAACTTATAAAATTATATGTTACAAGCAGAAGATATATTAAAAAATTTCGAAAAACATAAGAAAATTGTTGATACGTACATTACCGATAGGAAAGATAGTGTACTAGCTATGTTAGACGGTTTAGGAGATAATTATGTTATGGCTCCTGCTAGTGGTAGATCGTGGTATCATAATGCTTTTGCAGGAGGATATGTAGATCACGTCAATAGAGTTGTGGAATATGCGGTAAAGCAGTCAAGGTTATATCAAGAGATGGGTGGAACAGTAGATTACACCGATGAAGAGCTTGTCTTTGCCGCTTTATTCCATGATTTAGGTAAAATAGGAGATGGAGTTAAGTCTAACTATTTACCTCAGACCGATAAGTGGCGTCAAGATAAACTATCAGAGATGTATACATTTAATCCTGATCTCGACTTTATGCTTATCCCAGACCGCTCATTATTTATTTTACAGAGCTTTGGTATAAAGGTTAGTCAGAAGGAATTTTTAGCTATCAGACTACATGATGGCGTATTTGATAAAGCAAATGAAGCGTACTTTTTTAGTAATGTTGAATCATCTAGACAGAAAACATCTATTATCTCAGTAATGCACAGTGCAGACTTTTTAGCCTCTAAGGTTGAGTATGATATGTGGAAAGCTAACGGCGGTACTTCTAAGCCGAAAAGACCTAAAACTACTAGTTCAACAGGAAGATCAGTAAAATCTTCAGAAGGTCTTAATAATATTTTAAAAAATTTATAAAATAATGGATATTTTAGTTGCCTCTTTAATTTTAAGTTCTATCTTTATTATTATATTAAGTTATGCTGTATATAATTTAATACGAAAGGTTGAGAATTACGAAGATGTAGTTCAGGACCAAGTTCAATATTTACAAAACATTTCTAATACAATAACAGAAAGTAAGAAATACTTAGACAGTTTAGATGCCAGAGGCATTTTTCAGAGTGATGACGAAGTTGGGGAGTTTTTTAGTCACATGCAGAAGGTTCAAGAAGAACTAGACAGGTATATGCTACCCCAAAATTATGGCACGAAAGAAGAGCAAAGCTAACTACTTTACAAAAGAAACAGAAGATTACATAGTTAAGTACAATACCTCTACAGATCCGGAATACAGAAATAAAGTTTTCACAGATCATATTTACCTACCTTTTTATAAATTAGCTGAAAATATTATACATACTTTTAAGTTTTACTATACTGATGTAGATCAGATAGAAGATTTAAAACATGAAATAGTATCAGTATTACTAGAAGAAAAGATAATGAAGTTTGATCCTACAAATGGAGCAAAAGCATATTCATACTTCGGTACTATAGTAAAACGTTGGTTAATTAATTACAATAATAAAAACTACAAACGACTTAAACAAGTAGGATCTTTCGAAGAGAAAGACTTTTCCTATACATCTGCATTTGAAACTAATACTTCAGATCAAGTTACCTTAGCACAGTTTATAGACACTTGGGTAGAAGAGACGGACGATAAGTTAGAAATTCTATTTGATAAACCTAATGAACTAAAGATAGCAGATGCTGTTCTAACTATTTTTAAGACTAGACAAGATATTCAAATTTTTAAAAAGAAGGCTCTGTACATTTACATTAGAGAAATGACTGATTGTGATACACCGTACCTAACAAAGGTACTTAATGTACTTAAAGAAGACTTTAAAGATAAACATCAACACCTGTACGATTTAGGTCTTATTAGCAATAATCCTTTGTAACTCTATTTATTAATAAAGTAACATGAGTTTAGATAAAGAAATATTTAACGGAAAAACTCTATCTGATCTCTTCAGTGAAATCCACGACAACTCTACTAACACTAGAGCTCAAGTTAAAGGACTAATAGGAGAGCTAAAACCTCTTATAGAAAACATTGGTGATGCTACTCTTATTGTACCTATGATAAAAGAATACATGGAGATTGGTGTTAAAAATGATGAGGCTTTAATTAAGTTAGCAACTATAGTTCAGAGAATAGAATCGGCACAATCTAAAGGTGATGGAGGAGAAATGTTTGATTTCTCTGAATTACAAGATCTTTTAGAAGAGTCTGAGCAAACTGTCAACGAGGTAGAGGATAAAACTGAAGGAGAAGATGGCGTATAACTTAGGACCAAGTGCAGGTGGAGGTAATAGTGGAGGAGGAGGTTCATCCGGTACCTCTGGTAAGTACTACGGAAGAGTTGTGGACGTTATACAGAACGCAGATCATCCTGAATACCAACAGTATGGAGAATCAAACTCTATTAATGGAGTATTCTTTAGAAATTTAAACACACCTAAAACAGAAGATGTAGAAGAAGATTTAAAGTTTGCTTATTATAGCGGAAATAACTTTAAACAAATACCCTTGAAAGGTGAAGTAGTAGAGTTAGTATCCCAACCTGCTACTGAAAGAACAATAGCTAACAGTAGTAAACTATACTGGACTAAAATAATACCTATATGGAACCATGTACACCATAATGCATACCCAGATACGTTACAGTTTGAAGATCAAGAATCCCAAGCTGATTTAGGAGAAGATTTTGAAGAATCAGATAAGATTAACAACCTACAGCTGTTTGCCGGAGACGTAACAGTAGAAGGAAGACATGGTAATACTCTACGATTTGGAGGAACTAAACATGACCTAAACGAAATAACAGACGACTCTAATAATGGTAAGCCTTTCACTTTATTAAGAAATGGTCAAGCTGAAGCAGGAGATGCTTTTGAACTAGTAACAGAGAACATTAACGATGATGACTCTTCTCTATATATGACATCAGACCATACTATAGAATTAGAGCAAGCTCACGAAAAAAGAGATGGTTTCGAGGACGAACCTGAAAAAGCAGATACATTTAAAGGAGCTCAAGTATTGATTAACTCAGGAAGATT